TTACTTCTTCTTGCCCATCTTCTTGCCAGTTGCCTTAGCCTTTGCGCCGTATTCCTTCTTACGCATTGCAGCAGATTCAGTCTTCTCGTGCTTCTTCATTGCTGCTGTTGACTTGTACTTCTCGCCCTTGACTGACATTACTTCTTACCTCCGACACCTGTAGAGATTGACTCGTAAGTCATATACTTACGGTTTGACTCAAACTGCTTGTCTGCTGGTGGGTAGTACTTAGCCTCTTCGACGTTTTGTACGATTGTTACTTTCTCTGCCATTTTATTCTCCCTAGTTTTTAACTGTTAAACTGACACCATCAAATGCTTTGCCTACTTCATTGCTGATTCTTACTGCTGCATCAATATCGTGCTGCTTTGTCGAACGAGGTTCGATGCCTTGACGTACTGCGCTGTAGTAAGAATCTAGTTCTTTGTCGTGCTGCTTAGCCGTTGGTACACCGTTGCTCTTAGCAACGCCTGCACTCATCTGTAGTCCTAGTACTTTGCAACCAAAGCAACCGTCTACATCTTCTGGGTGATCTTCTCTGTGCTTAGCCATTAGACCACCGGTGTTAAGTAGTCGCTGTAACCAGCGTCAATAAGTACCTGAGCCTCAGCATCTGTCAGCGTATAAGCGTGACCGCCAAGGTAATAGGTTGTGGCATTTGCCAAGTCATCTTGGTATGGAGTTCTGCTTTCAGTAACAACAGTTCCATTAACTAGCAATGTCACTCCGCGTGCAACATCTGTCATATATGACGGGATGCTACCTGTGTAGGAACCACCTTGAAGTGGTCGTCCTGCAAGGCGTGCATACATATTGAAATAGGTGCTATCGCACCAAGTCTCATTTTCCCAAGGTGTTCTTAGTTCGTATGGCATTGCTCTCCTTAATGGGCTTACCACAAGGCTTGGTTTCCCAAGCCCTGCAGTCAACCAATTACTTAGTTAATAGATGAAGCTGACTCAATACGATATAGAGCTGCTTCACGTAGGCGAGCAAAGCCGCCCATATAGTACCAACCGATTGTGCGGAAACGACGGAGTGCATCGATCTCTGGTCCGATAACGGTAGAGATGTCCTGACCCTGTGCTTCTGCAAGTGCTTCACGACCAGCGATAACTGCCTTGTAGACGTTAACTGATCCTGAGTTCGCAGCGTAAGGCACACGAGGTGTCTCAACTACGAATGCACCTTCGATTACGCCTACTGCACCAGCCACGAATGGTGTGCGGTCTACGTACTGTGTCAATGCCTGGAATCCGCCAGTGCCTGATTCAGCACGGAGGTCAGCTGCCTGACGTGGGTGTAGGTATGCTGCGTACAAATCATTGATACGTGGCACAGCCTTGTTTGTGCGAAGCTGTGTTACAGCCTCACGGATATCAGCAACAGCCATTGTCATAGATGATGTGATTGTGTTTGTTGTTGTTGCAGTTCCTGCGTAGATGACGTTTGAGCCACCTGTTAGAACTGATGCAACTACAGCATCGATTGAGTCTGCTGAGTTGTAAGCGATGATGTCAGCAAGTGCTGAATCTACATCGTTGAATGAAGTTAGGTTTAACTTCTTTGTTGTTGTAACTGCTGAACCGTATTCGTTCAATGTTACTGTAACCTGGTTTGGGTTACCTAGAGCAATGCTTGATACATCTGATGTTTCTGTCAGTGTAGATGTAGCCTGAGCTAGATCTGAGTAGATAGAGAACACAACTGATGAACCAGGCATAGCCTGCTGTACTGGCTTGACATCTGCAATCGCACGCATTACTGGAATGCTACGGAGAGCCATACGAACATATTGATCGTACGCTGTCTTTACGAGTGCTGAGATATCGGAGGTACCAGTTAAATTACCTGCTGGAATTGCCATTTGGCTTTACCTTTCGATTATGGGTTGGGTTAAAGTCCAGATTGGCGAATGATGTCGTCCAGTTCTTCTTTGCTGTTTGCATTCATTAGGCGGGACATCACGTCTGCGCCACGTTCAGGTGACTGGGCAGCATCTGCTGTTCCTGTCATCTTCTTGTATGCAGCAATATCTGCTGGGTCTACATTCGTCTTCTGGTTCTGGCCAAGGTCTATACCGAATACATCGGCATAATCCTCAAGCCACTTAGACACAGACTCCTCAGTTGGGTCAATGTCCTGTGGGATAAATGAAGCGATCTTCTGATTTACCCCGCGACGTTCGAGGGCATCCTTGATTGATCTTTCACGTTGAGCCTTGCTGAGTCCATCAAACTGAGCACGAAGTTCGGCCAGTTCTTTGTCCTTCTGCTTAGCTGCTTTGCGTAGTTGTTTTACAAGGTCATTGCTTGAAGATTCCGTTGTGTCGAAATCGTCATCATCCTCGTAGTCGTAATTGGACATAGTCCTTCTCCCTATCATTGGTTTGATTACGTAGGCCTCACGATAAACTGGGGAATCTAACGTGGCTCCTACTACTGGTTTTATTGTCGCTCCACTAGACCAGTCGCTCTAGTGGCAGGCTTTTATTTAGAGGTTGCCAGCACGCTCTCTACCGAGAGCACCTTGTGCTGCACCTGTCTGACCTGAGAACGCTGCGCGTTCTAGTCCTACAAGTTTCTTACGCTGTTTTGCAGCCTCTGTTGAACCGGCAAGTCCGAAAACTTCCTGCTCTGCTGTTTGCTGTGTGTATGGTGATTCACCATAGATTGCTGCTAGTTGTCCACCACGTGGTGCAACTTCTGCAACTGATTGGAAACCTTGTTGTGCTTGTTGCTTAGTAATACCAGCAGCACCTAGTTCTTCTGCACGAGTACCTGTTAATCCAAGTCCTGCTTGAGTTGCTGCTCCACCGATCTCAGCTGCAGTTACCTTACGCTTAATATCCGTAAGGCCCTTAGTTGGATCAAGTGTGTATGCCAAGATGTCACCATTAGTGATGTCTGGGTAGAACGCCTTAAGAGACGCAAGCACCTCTGGGTTAGCGTTAAGTACACGAGACTGTGCTGTCATAACGCGGTCTTCTAGTTCTGCTGCAGATACATCGTTAGCCAAAAACTTCTCAAATCCTTCTTGACGGCCCATATCTCCACGTGTGTAATACTCGGCAGGTAAGCCGTAGTTACGCATAACGTTCTGGTACTGGTCTTCAAGACCAATGTACTCAGCTTCAGATAAAGCGTTTAGCCCTTTAGCAATACGGGCTGCGTTAGCAGCAAAGCGCTTTTTGTAAGCATCTGTATCGCGTAAGCGAAGAGTGAACTCTGATGGAGATAGACCTTGAGTAATGAACTGCTTAAGAGGTTCTACTAAAGCACCCATACCGTATTGATTAAACTGTTGAAACAAAAGATCATAAGCAGATTGACCTGCTTTTGTTTTTGCTTCTTGTGCAGTTTGAGCAATGTATGCGTTATACGCACCAAGGTCTGTAAAGATTCTTCCATCTGGCGCTGTATATGTTGTTGCAGTTACTGGTGTGCTGTTTCCACCGCCACCACCGCCACCACCACCGCCACCGCCACCGCCACCGCCTGCTGAACCACTACCGATAATGCCACCGCCACGCGAACCGGATACAAAGTCTGGGTTTTTCTCAGTAACTGTACTGATCTTAGAACCGCCTTTGCCATCTGCAATAATTGCACGGCGCAGTGTTCCTGTTGTCTGAGTGTTACCCTGATAATCCCAGCCAAGGAAAGTTCCTGCTGGAGCAGGACCTGCCTTAGCAGCAAGTGTTGTATCTGTCTGTTCAACAGTAGGTGTTGTTGGGGTAGATGCTTTTGCTTCAGCTGTTTTTAGTTTATTAAGAGCAGATGTTGTTGTTTTTGCTGGAGTTGCAACAGCAGGGTTTGATGCAGCAAGAATGCCCTCAAGTGTATTTGTATTTACTCTAGCCATCTTTACCCCTGGAATCCAAAGTCACGAAGGACTTTAAGTGCTACGTCAGACACTTCTTCTTTAGCCTGATTGGTGTACTGCCAGCGATTATCCTTGCGGAGTTGACGCTGGAATTCATAGATAGGAAGTTCTTTGTCGCCTGCAATTGCAGAGCGTAATGTTGGGTCATTAAGAGTAATTGACTCTGGGTTAATCTCCAGAACAGATGCCATAACGTTCTTGTATGGTGAGTAAACTGCCTCTAGATCTACACCGTTGTCAAGTAAAGATGCAATGTTTTGCGGCATACCGATCTTTGCTGTATTGCGGATAAGTCGCTTGTATGTATCAAGTGATTCACCCTTGTCAATACTCTGTATCCAAGAACCAAGGCTTGAACCAAAGACCTTGTCTAAATCAAGACCATTTGCTGTGGCAGTTTTTCTTAGTTCTGCTAGAGCATTTCCTGCTTCGCCCTTTGCTTCAGCACCTGGTGTGACGTTTAGTTTTGCTCGTACAAATTCACGAATCTTAACTGTATCATTTTCTAGTGCAGAGTCATAGACTTCTTTAGCCAATTGAGCAAGTGCTGCTTCATCTAATTCTGCACCAACGCGTGTTGCATATTCTGCAATAGTAGACTTTGTGCTGTCTAAGCCAAGACCATAAGGCGATGTCTTGTTAAAGGCAGCTACCTGCTCAGGTGTCATACCTGCTACAGCTTCGTCGTAGATCTTCTTTTCTTCTGTGCGCTTAAGAATTTCTGGCGCAGTTCTCTTAATCTTCTGTGTCTCAGCCTTAAACTTTGGAGTCTTGTTAATCAAGTTAACAATAAACTGCTGAGAGTCAATACCGCCTACTGTATCTGCTGTTGTAACATTGTTAACAGTATTATACTTAGTGGTAACTGGAGCAGCCTTTTCAGCCTTTTCAAGCTGTGGCTTGATTTCCTTCATTTCAGCGGCTGTCGCTGGACGGCCTAGTACAGATTCAAAGACATTGTTGATAAGAGCAGTAGCATCAGTTGGGTTAGTTACACGTGTAGTTTTTTGTGTACTAAAACTAGATCCTCCGCTTTTAGAATCAGCCTTGCGGGTCTTGTAATAAGTAACACGATCAATCTCACCGGCAACAGTTTTTAACTGAGCAATTTCCTTCTCAGCGTCAATGATTGCATTTTGCAGTTTAAGGAAGTCTTCCTTTTTACCACTAACTGCTCCCTTTATGAAGCCAGCCTTCTTAAGATCGTTGGCAATCGTTAAGCGTGTTTTGTCGTCGGCAGCATAAAGATTCTTGAGAAAGTCCGTTAGCGTTACTTGTGCCAATTTAATCTCCTAATAATCTGCCGAAGAGCACGTTATATGCGCTCAAGGTATTCTCGTTGTATTGTGAAAGTTCACGCATACGGATAATGGTTGATTCCTTTTCTGAGTCCTTTAGGATCTGTGATCCTGAGAACTGGTCAAGGGCATCTGCATTTTCTTTATATGCTGTGTAAAGGTCTGACATCTGCTTTAGAACATCAAATGTCTTAGGTGAGGACTTGCGTACGTTCTCATCAGAGAGCATCTTCTGCATATCGTTCAAAGCCTTCATACGCTCAACAGCCTTCTTGCCGCCCTGTGATAGTTCTTCTTGAACTAAAGGACGGAACTGCTTAAAGTTTGTAGCCCAGTTCTGCCACTCATCACGTAGTTGGCTACGCTCAAAGTCCGTACCAACAGCTTCTAAGTTTGTCTCGTATTCGTTCTTCTTTGCATAGTATGCCTGCATATCTGCTGCAGTCTGCACCTCACGCAAGAAGTCAGATACTGTCTTGTTCTGGCGCAGACCCATATCTGTCATAGTCTTATACGCAGACCAAGAGTATCCAGCCTTGTGTGGGATCAAGAACGCTGCAGCTTGTGGGTAAGCCTTAAACAACTGTTCGTTCTCATCAACAAACTTGCCTGATTCTTCAGCATAACGGAAGTATGCAACAGTTGAACGCTCTGATTCTGAGATAGTAAATGGGATCTGGTCTGGGAACAGACGCACCCATTCCTTCATAGCCTTGTCGTAATCGCCAGTTTTATCTAGCAATCCGTACCAAACTTGCTTAAAGTTAGCTGTACCGTTCTCACGTACCCAGTCAGCCATCTCAGACTTGAGTTGAACAGATGCTGTTGCAGGTGCAACAAATCCGTATACAACACGAAGACCAAGGATAGATTGTGTTACGTTATTTAAGCGTTCGCGGTATGTATTCAATTCACCAATACTTGGTGGAATTGGGTTACCGTCTGCATCAAGTTCCTGCTTTAATCCGTGTCCAGATGCCTCAAGATATGTCATAGCCTTACGCATTGCTGATGCGTACTGACCATCACGCTCGTCTTTACTCATTGCTTGGTAGATACGGTTAACGTGAGCAGGTAAAAATGCTGAAAGGAAAGACTGATCTACTGCATACTTACCCATTGTGTACTGAGTAATCTTGTCTGCAGCACCTGGGTTGAAGATATCAACTAGGTTTGATGCAACCTTGAACGAGATGCCTGATAATGGTCCTGCAAATGTAGGAACCATAGACTCTGGATTCAAAGATGGAGTAAGCATCTTGATTTGTGCGCCGAACTGCACAGGCATTGGTACCTTAAACTCTGCAGGTACACCAAATCCTTGCATAACTCCCTGAACTACACGGTAAACGTGTTCTGTTCCTGGGTATACAAAGTATGGCTCACCCTGATCGTCGTTTTGTACCCAACCTGAGTGAGTAATACCCTCATAAGTCAGTTGTGCTCGACGGATTGACTCTGGGTTGAAGCGTACTGTGCGATAAAAGCGTCGATAGAAGTCTTCAGTAGCACGATAGAAGCGTGCAAAGTTGCGAATTGAGAAAGCAAGCTGACTCTGCACTGCAGGATTGTCAACATAAGCCAATACCTGTAGGCGTGCTCTGTCTTCTACGATCTCTGCAAGTTTCTTTCTAGCAACTAAATCTGCTTTTGCTAGGCTTTCTTCGCTTGTGATGCCCTTCTTGTAAGATGCAATGAAAGCATCTTCAAATCCAGAGGACTTAAACTGCTTGCGTAACTTAATCATCTCAGATAGAACAATTGGTTCACGTGATAGACGTGCGTTAGAGTTACCTAACCAGTCCCAACCCCACTCCATCAAAGATGCTGAGTAGTTACCTGAGTCTGAAATCGATACAAGTTGTGGCCCGATAATATAATCAGGCATATCTGCGTTGTTGGTTGGAAGATCATCTAAGCCTAATTGTCCTGAGACTCGGTATTCACCGTCATCACCAAGAGTACGGACTTTAGAAAGTAAGTCATCGTTAATGGTTACACCATCACGCTTGACAAAGAGTTGCTTAGCAGATTCAAATAGACGCTTAGCGTGTTCTGCTTGGCTAATGCCACGCTCTTCCATACGAGCCTGAGACATAATCTCTGGATGCTCGTCCATCCACTTCATAATCTTCTCAAGTGCTACCTTCTCGTTGCGAAGGTTTGCAATAGCAATTCCGCCTAGAGCGTCATTGGCAGTAGTAACCAATACGCATAACCCAAGAAACTAAAGATGCTTCATTAACAACATCTGGCTTAATCTCAGTAAAGCCCTTGGTTCCTTTAGCACGACGGAAGCCTGCTCCCATATCGTACTGGAGCTCAGCTGTGCGAACCTTGTTCTTGCGTGTAAGGGCAATAGCCTTGTTGTACTGGTCAACGCCAGTAAAAGCATTCTTGCCACCTTCAACAACATCCATAAGGCCTTTGTCTAGGTCACCGTATTTAATCTGCTCAGCTAGTAATTCTTTTTCTTCTTGGCTCATCTTGCCTAGGCCAACACGTGAATTAAAACGTGCCAACTTGCCTTCGTTAAGTGCTCGTGCAGTAATCTCACGGATTACCTTGATGTCACCTTTTGCATCATCAATTAGTTTTGCGTAGTTGTCTGCTTCTTTTTTGTTGACAAAACGCATAACTGCACCAAGTGGATTTGCTGCACTTTTCTGACCTTTGGTTAAACCTTTTTCAAAGCCACGTGCTGTACGCAAACGTGTTGATAGGCTACGACCCTTTATCAAACCCCAAGGAGATTCACCGATTGCAAGGTGTACAAGTAAATCTTCTGTTGCATTACGCAAAGCGTAGCGAGGACCAGCCAAGGTACCAAAAGACCAAAGGCTAGTCATCTTCTCAACCCAGTCAGAGTGTGCTACTCCGAATGCTCGTTGGATATATCCGCTACGAGCAGATAAACGATCAATGTCTCTTACGCTGAGCGTAGTTACAAAGTTAGAAAAGTCAGATGGGATAAGACCGATAGACTCGCCATCTGGTAATACCGATGGATTGTATCCATCTGGATTGCGTGCTGCATAAATGGCATTTGTTTTGCCCTGTGCGCGTTGTGCAATCTCACGTGCTTCCTTAGTTGTAGCAGCACCACGCAAGTCAAGAATAGTTCCTTGTAGTCCGTAAAAGATTTCCTTCTTGCGTCCTACTGCAGAGTTCTCAAATGCCTGTGCAATTAACTTAGATTCACGCTGAGGCAACGTTAAACGCGCTAGCTGGTAAATCTTTGTAGGTGCATCTTTTGCTGTAACGTCTAGGACATCTCCATCAAAGAATGGGATAGATTCAAACCTAGACTTAAACTTATCAATGCGCTTTTGAACCATAGCCATTGAAAAACGAGCAACACCCTTAGTCTTTGAGTCTGCCTGAACTGCAGAGACGATCTCTTTTTGACCATCAATTAAACGCTGGGCAATTCCGTCATCTGTTGCAGCTACGCCAAAGAATAAATTGTCAACAAATCTAGGACCCATACGGTCTAGGTTAAATACCTTGTTTGCTGTAGTAGCAACTACCACGCGTGCCTGACGAGCTTTATCAAGACGTGGCATAAGCACACGCTTGCGACCAATCTGACCCTTTAGCATTTCATCTGCTTGCTTTGCATTTTGGAAAAATGCTTTTGCAGTAAGAGCGTTAGTAACAGGCACTTCAGCATCGAGTAAGGACTTGATAACTGCAGGTCCGAATTCAGGTGCAACAATCTTTAATTTATTGGTTGCAGCAACAGCCTTAACTGTGTCTTTAGCGTCCTTAGCCTTTTTAAGTTCATCTAGTTGAGAACCGTAAGTATCCCAAAAATTGGCAACCTTGGGATTGGCAAATACTTCTTCGACGGTATTCTTACCGATTACAATATCAAGTGCGTACTTCTGTGCATCCCAAATACGCTTTGCTTTACCTGCTACAAGTGTTGGGTCTGCAAGTACTCGGAAAGCAGCATCAACAAATCCAGAGATTGGCTTGTAGAAAAGACCAGAACCTTCTAGTTGACCTGGCAAAACAGCATTTGCTACCTGACGACCAGGTGAGAACTTTGCTGCTTCTACTGCATCAAGTGCATCTTGAAATAAACTGCCATTGATTGCTTCTGACTTAAAACCTTTTTGTGCAACTCGTGCAACTTGCTTTTCTTCTTCAGTTGCATCAGCAATGATCTTGTCTAAAGATTCTCCAGCAGCTACGCGGATAGCAACGTTAGTTGTTGCATTACCAAAACGCTTGCGTGCCTTTTCAATACGATTTTGATCTAAAACCTTTTCGCCTTTATCATTTGCTTCATCCCAAGCATCTGCAAGAACTGACCAGTTCTTAGGAAGGTAGTACTCAGCGCTTCCAAGTGGAATTTCACGGTTAGCAAATAAACCAGTTCTATAAAGACGAGTAGTAAGATCTCCTACTTCAGTAAGACCTTTAAGAACTTGGTTGCCTGTGTAGTGCCAAGCAGTACCTAGCCATCCACGCGAAGGGGCTGCATCTTCTCCTGCAGCTTTTTTCAATGCTTCCTGTTGTAAAGGAGTCTTTGAATTATATGACTGTGATGCAATCGATGCAGGAAGATTAGATAATTCTCTATGAACAGAAAGAGTCTTATTGAGTGCTTCTACCTCACGTCGTTCAGCATCACTTAAACCAGCTGCAAATGCTGCTGCTTTTAAGTTATCAGCCATTAGTCACCCCGCGCTAATGCTTGTTGATATAAAATTCCAATTTCACCAGTTGTATCGAATGGCAACATCTTTGCTAAAGCGTCAGATGTTTTAGCCGTTGCCTTGGACATCATAAGTGCATTAGCACCTGGTCCTGCTCCTAGATCAATACCAGCTGTTACTGGCTCGCTTGGACGTTCAGTTGGCGCAAATAATTCTGTTACTGGTGCAGCAGATAGTCCCTCACGAAACTTAGATGGTGCCTCACCACGTACGTCAGGTGTGTTAGCAAGCGGAGCACCAGACTTAATTGCAGCTGTCTCAACGCCTTCGCCGTAACCTGTAGAACCCATATTTAATTTATCTGTACGTACTGAAAACTTACCTGGACCTGATACACCTGCTTTTGGGTTCATTGGTGCAGTTGTCATTTGTCCTCCTCTAAAGTCTCTAAATCTTGTGCCATATCTTCCCAAGCCTTATTGACTTTGGTTTTATGATTGGCGTGGTAAATGGAAAGTTCATAAACTTCCGACATCAGTGTTTCTACGCATTGTGTTAGGTTGTAAAAGAACCCAATAATAATTACTATAAAGTCTGTCCGGCGTACAGGGCGCGGAATCCTATCGTTATCGTTCAACACCCTGTACACCTTTCAGTAGTAATTAAGCCTTCTTGCCTTTGCGAGCTGTTCCGGCATAACCGAAGTCTACTTTTCCGCCCTTTGGCTTTGAAGTATCCTTCTTGCCTTCAGTTGGCTTTTGCATTGGAGCCTTAGCCTGTGATCCCTTGTTCATATTTGCACCTCCTTCGGTTATGCTGCACCGCCGGTTAGTCCGGCGAGTAGTGTTGCTATATCGGGTTTTTGACCAGCAGCAGGGGCCTGACCAGCTTGTTCTTGTGGAGGTTGCTGCGAGGCAGGAGCGGGGGCCGCACCTGCTGCTGGAAGTTCGGGTCCACCTGGCATCATTGGTGTCTCTGGTGGTGGTTCTGGTGCAAATGCTTTTTCTACGATGGACTCTAGTGAGAGTCCCTTTTGACGACCCTTAATAACTTCTGCAATACGAGCGACGATAAGGGATGGGTCTTGTCCTTGCGCTGCAAGCGCTGGGATAGCTTGTGCGTACTGTGCCACTGAGACACGAAGAGCATCACGCATTTCTTCAATATCAACACGTTGTTCCTCCTGCGTTACGTTGAGGTCCATTGGGATTTCACGACGAACGTAGTCACGTGAAACCAACTTGTCGGAACGCATCTGTAGCAATGCAATGATTGCACGTGATGGGTCCATACCAGACATAATGCCGTAGCGAACATCTACGCCATACTCGCCCTTAATGTCACGACCAGGTGTGTACTTGAGAACATAAGGTGTTCCATCTTCAGAACCACGGATTGTCTTTTGTACATTGGTAAATAATTTCTCGTCTACTTCAAAGCAGAGTCCAATAAGATCACTGAACATTCTAGCAAATTGTGATTGTGCTGATTTGATTTGAGTATCAAAACCAGCTTGCAACTCCTGAACGCCACGACCAGTAATAACACTTGCACTGGTATTTCCGGATCTGGTTTCAGGGTAACGAGCGCCAAGCCGTAGTTCACGTTCTAGCACTCCTGACTCTGTAAAGATTCCTGGTGGTAGATCTAAGCCTACACGACGGATGTTCTGTGGCTGAGAAGAACGCATAATTGAATCTGGACCAAGAGCAAGTTCTTGCACATCCTGTGGGATAGCAATAGGTGCTTGGATAGATTTTTCTGCAGCCTGAATCTGAAGGATTGCAAAGCGAGCACGAGCGAGTTGGACTGCCAAGACATCGTCATACTGACCACGTGCTTCGCCGTCAAGAGAAGGTCGCTGTGCTACACGTACTAAACACTTACCGATTGGGTTTGGTGTACGTACTAAAGTTAAGTTCTGACGCTCTGGCAAGTAAATGAGATCTTGCTCAGCATCGTGGTAGCGCACCATCGTAATAGATGGGCTACCTACTTGGTAGTTATTCTTCTTCAAAATTGCGTCAGCAAACTCTGGGTACTTAGCTACTAATGTTTCAGCATCAGTATTAAGAACCTGTGTCAAAGAAACTACACGACCAAAGCGGTCTACCTCTGGGTAGCAACCCCAAGGATTTAGCAGGCGCATACGTGGGTTGTTGGAGTCGTAATCCATCTCCACCATACCTACCATCATTCCGTAGGTGTTGTACCAGTCTGCACCTTGATACATTTGTAGCTGCATCTCAGCAACTGACACGTAGAAGTTTGCAATACGTGTACGCATATCTGCCATCTTGCGTGCAGAATCTGAAACCATATTTGTAGCTTGGCAGTTAAATGATGGCAGTGGTGCCATTGCTTCTGCTAGATCTCGTGCTGCAACGTCAATGAAGTTAGCCACGAGTGGCTTTGGGTATTCATCGGAGAACATCGAAGGATAGACCTTAGATAGATCTCCTTGACGCACCGAAAGCACGTCACGCATACGCTGGTCGCGTGCAGCGTATTTGGTCTGCAAGCGACCTAACTTAGCATTAACTTCTTTTGGTGTTAGCACTGGGGGTTTCCTTACTTCTTCTTTTTGCGTAGGTCGTTGCTCTTATCAATTCCGATATAAGTTGCTAATCCGCCTACTGCTAAGTTTCTTTGTTGAATTGCTTTTTTAATAGGTTTTTTAGAAGCATCTTTAGCTGTTTGCGCTGTTGTAGTAATTGCCTTATCGCGCTTTGTTTTGTTTGCCTTAGCTATTGCTTCACGTTGCTTTTCGCTTAGTCTTGGAGTTTTGCCGGTTACTGATTTTGCATCTGGTGTTGTAGATGTAGAACCTTTAGCGCTCTTAACTTTTGCTTCACCTTCAAGGCGTACTGTCTTATTCTTTCCGCCAGCTGATGGGTACTTAGATTGCTTCAAATTCTTTGCAACTTCTTTACCTGCTTTGTAGCCTACTTTAATAGATGCTTTTTCTGCTGCTGTTTCTCCAGTAACTTTTGCAACAACCTTAGCAGCTCCACGTACAAGAGAACCAGGAGTAAAGACTTCGCCTTTTTTGACGTTACCAGACTTCTTCCATTCTTGCATAAACTTTTCTTTTTGCTTTTTATCCATAGATCTTGCCGTACTTCTTCTCAAGAATCTTTTTCATCGCAGCATCCTGCGGAGTCATCTTTGGAGCCTTTGGCTTCGTAGTTGTTGGAGTCTTTGGCTTTGCTGTTGGCTTAGCAACAGGCTTCTTTGCTACTGGCATTATGTCTCCTTAGATAAATGTTTTATGCTGTTCTGCGATTAACTGGTCAATGTTGACCACTACACGCTTTCGTTTCTCAGCTGATGTAAGAAACGGATTCTTTAGATGGTGTGAGTTGTACTGACCGTAGTTGAGCATCTCACGTGCTCGGATCTCGCAGAACCAGAGCGCCATTACTAAGTCAGTCTTGCCCTTAGTAGTAGGTGTCCAAGTGATTAACTGTTCGATTAACGCCTTGACGTTTTCAGTTTGGTCACTAGGTAGGTGGATAAGGTTGTCTCTGTGGTGCTTTCCATCGTGTTGCTTGGTGCCAAACAAGGTAGACATAGACGCCACACCGAAGCCAGCGTCCCATTTGTTATTACCTGTGTGGTGTTCACGTAAGAGAACTCCTCTAGATGCTAGGTGTTGTCTGATTCCTTCATCTTGTGTGAGGAAAGACTGGAACGCATTACGTTCAACAATCCACTCAGACGGGCCGTAAAGGGAAGTCCAATTAAATATAAGATCACGAATATCCGCAGGAGACGGGCGAGTAATTTTAATAGCATCTACTATGTACCTCTTGTTGGTATTGCGATCTACTGCATAACAAATAGCTGCAGTATCACCAATCATCGCTGGGTCTAGTCCACAGATAATTGAGTAGCCACCTAGATCTCTAGGATGGCCAGGGTTACCTGCAACTAATGGACCAGACTTACGCATTCCATCAATGGAGCCGCGTACACAAACCGGATCAAAGGCTGAGTTTTCAGATACATCTTGCTGCTGGTAGACCAGCGCCCAAGTCTGCGTATCCATCGCTTGGCGTTCGTTGTAAAGGTTACGACCAGACCAACGTGGGTATAGGCCGTCTTCATCTTTGTCTGCCTCTTCTTGTCCATCAAATGGAGCATCTGACTTAGGCCACAAGGTAACCCACTTGTC